GGAATTCCTCGGGAAAACGTAGCATAGTATTCAACAAAGCCCAAGCCTACTCGGACCTCGAAATAGAGGTACCTTGTGGGCAATGCATTGGGTGCAGACTTGAGCGATCCCGTCAATGGGCCATTCGCTGTATGCACGAATCCCAAATGCATTCCGAAAATTCCTACATCACCCTAACCTACAACGACGAACACATCCCCCGTTTCGGAAGCCTGAAGAAAAAAGACTTTCAGGACTTCATGAAACGCACACGCAAACACTTCGCCGGGACCAAAATCCGCTACTTTCATTGCGGAGAATACGGCGAAAAGGGCGAACGCCCTCACTACCACGCATGCCTATTTGGCATCGACTGGTCGGACAAAGAGGTCCATAAAAAAAACCACAACGGAGACACCCTCTACACTTCTAAAACCCTGGATAGCCTATGGCAAAAAGGACATACGACGATCGGAGACGTAACGTTCGAGTCTGCCGCTTATGTGGCCAGATATATTACGAAGAAAATCACAGGCCAACGCGCAGAACTCCACTACAACAACATCGACCTAGAGACGGGAGAAATACTCGCGGAACACCTGCCAGAGTATGTAACCATGTCCCGGCGCCCGGGCATTGGGATCCCGTGGTACGAAAAATATAAATCAGACTGTTTCCCTTCCGACTTTGTAGTCGTGAGGGGAAAGAAAATGAAAATTCCAAGAGCCTACGTATCGGTCTTGGAAAAAACAGATCCAAACGATTTTCAGAAACTAAAAGCAGAAAGGAGAGTCGCCGCTGAGGAACACAGCGACGACAACACACATGAACGATTAATGATTAAGGAAGACATTCAGTATTTGAAACTAGATCAATTGAAAAGAAAGTTTGAACAGAAATGAAGTTAAAAGTCTACGCAATCTATGACATCAAAGTCCAACTCTTCCAACAACCCTTCTACATGCAGACGAATCTTCAAGCGATTCGTGGCTTCGCTGATCTCGTTAACGACGAGAAAAGCAGCCTCAACAAACATCCGGAAGACTATCGTCTATTTGAGCTAGGCGATTATGACGAAGAATCCGGAACATTCAAAAATACAGAGCAACCTGTACTATTAGCCGAAGCAATGGAGTACACTAAAAAGCGTTAAAAATGGTCACGCTGTCGACGGGGAACCGTCGACAGTCGTATAAAAATTTTTAAGACACACAAAGGACACCATGAAATCAGTAATGACTCACAGTTTCTCACAGGTACCTCAAGCGCAAATACCGCGCTCGAAGTTCAACCGCACAAGTGGTTTCAAAACCACCTTTGACGGTGGCTACTTGGTACCCTTCTTTGTCGACGAGGCTTTGCCTGGAGACACATTCTCTCTACGCGCAACTCTCTTCGCACGGCTCGCAACCCCGATCGTTCCGTTCATGGACAATCTTCGGGTTGAAACCTTCTTCTTCGCCGTGCCCAACCGGTTAGTCTGGGACAACTGGCAAAAATTCAACGGCGAGCAAATCGACCCAGACGACTCTACCGACTATTTGGTACCCCAAATGGTTTCACCGGTGGGCGGATATCAAATCGGGCAACTGTCGGATTATTTCGGATTACCGACAGAAATTGCCGGATTCTCGCACTCTTCTCTCTGGCACCGTGCTTACAACTTGATCTGGAACGAATGGTTCCGAGATCAAAACTTACAGGACTCTGTTGTCGTCGATAGAGACGACGGACCCGACACCGTAACTGACTACACCCTTCTTCCACGAGGAAAACGCCATGACTACTTCACAAGCTGCCTCCCCTGGCCACAAAAAGGTCCTAGCGTTCCTCTCCCCCTGGGCACCAGCGCTCCTATTAATCGGGTCTCTAATGCTAGTGGCTGGTCTGTTTACGATCACAGCAGCAATACTCTCTCGTCTCCCAATGATTTGGGGACCTCAACAATCTCCGGTACCCTTGGGTATCTGTCGACAATTGACTCCGGACCAAACCGAAGATCGCTCGACCCCAACGGCGGACTTATTGCCGATCTGTCCACCGCCACTTCAGCGACAATCAACGCCCTCCGCCAAGCCTTCCAACTCCAAAAACTCTACGAAAGAGACGCGCGCGGCGGCACCCGCTACACGGAAATCATCCGAAGCCACTTCGGAGTAGTAAGCCCAGACGCACGCCTTCAACGGCCTGAATACCTTGGTGGTGGCTCTTCCATGGTAAACATTCACCCTATAGCCCAAACGAGCTCCACGGACGCCACCACACCCCAGGGCAACCTGGCCGCTATGGGAACGTTCTCGGCTTCTGGCCACGGCTTCAGCAAATCCTTCACGGAACACTGCTTGCTTATCGGCATGCTCTCTGTCCGCGCGGACCTAAACTATCAACAAGGCCTTAACCGGATGTGGACGCGCAATACCCGGTGGGATTACTACTGGCCTGCATTGAGCCATATTGGCGAACAAGCTGTACTGAACAAAGAAATCTACTGCCAAGGAACAGCAGGAGGAGACGACGATGACGGAGTATTCGGATATCAGGAAAGATACGCGGAGTACCGCTACAAACCGTCGCAAATCACTGGTCTGTTCCGCAGCACAGCTACTGGCTCACTGGACATCTGGCATCTTGCTCAAGAGTTCTCAAGCTTACCGGTCCTTGGCGAAAGCTTTATTAGGGATAACCCGCCGATAGACCGGGTAATTGCTACGCCATCTGAACCCCAATTCTTATTGGACTCTCATTTGGAACTGGTCTGTGCTCGACCGATGCCCACATACTCAGTACCGGGACTCATCGACCATTTCTAAGGAGATACAATGGGCTGGGAACAAATAGCAGCAGCAGCAAGCGGACCGATTGGCGCAGGGATTAGCGCCATCGGTACCGCCGGCTCAAACGCAACTAACTTAAAAATTGCAGCAGACACCCGGGAGTTCAACTCCCGGGAAGCTGCAATCGCCCGTGACTGGCAACAAGGAATGTCCAACACGGCTTACCAACGATCGATGCGTGACATGAAGGACGCAGGTCTGAACCCGATGCTCGCTTTCTCTCAAGGCGGCGCTAGCAGCCCTGGCGGTGCTTCCGCTTCGGCCTCTAACGCCGCCCCTGCCCAGAACGAGCTCTCTGCAATCGGTGAGGCACTGCCAAAAACAATGGCTTCAGCCCTATCGATCTCGCAGATGAAAAAAGACATCGAGAAAACAGACACGGCAATTGAGCTAGACAAAGCCAACAAAAATCTCACTAACAAACAAACTGAAATTGCCACCTACAACGCAAAAAACGCCAAGGTAAACGCAACAGCAACCGAAGCAGAGCTTCCTGCTATGCTCGAAAAAGCCAAAGGCTCAAAATCCCAAGCTGATTGGGACAATTGGGCCCGTAACTGGGACAACTTCATCACGAGGGGACAAGAGATGATGGGAGTCTTCGGCAGCGCTTTACAAGGCGCTGGCAAATTCAAGACTCTCCAAAATAAATCCTACTCAGGAACCAAAGACGAACTTAAGGAAATGGAGCGCCTCAAATACGAGCGCGACTTCTGGAAAAACAAACACAACGGAAAGCCAACAAAATGAACATTCCAAAAAAACGTGAACAACGTGAACCCAACGCCTACCGGACTAATTACAAAGCGTCCGAAGGACAAGGCCTGGAGTTTGATCGCAAACTCGGCCGTACAAAACAGAGCATGAAGGATGAATGCGATATCAACCAAATCATGAAAAAGTTCGAAAAGACGGGGATTCTCCCCGACATGATCAAAACCAATCCACAATACGGAGACTTCTCCGAACCAATCGAATACCGAGATTCACTCGAAATCGTGCGCCATGCTTCAGAACAATTCTCTAATCTCTCAGCCAAAGTACGCGCACGCTTCAACAACGATCCCGAAGCCTTCCTAGACTTCGCTACAAACCCCGCAAACGCCGAGGAGATGGTAACCCTCGGACTTGCTACCAAACGCGTCGCCACAGACGAAGGCACCGCGTTAACTAAGGGCTCTATTGATGCCCTCTCAACCGCAATCGCAGAAAAAACCAAACCTACTAAGAAAGCAAAAACCGATGAGTAATAAAATCCGCGGACAAACAGGGATCAAAGGCCTGTACTACGCAAATCTACCAATGACGGCTCGTAACCTACGCCGTCTTCAGAAAAAAGCCCGGAGAGTACTCTCTCCGGGCTCGCCAACCGAAGGGCGGCAGGAGCTTCCGACCAGTTGCTTACTTGATGTAACTGGTCGGACTGACACCAAATCACTATTTGGGGTCTAAACTCCCAGTACCCTTCTCTGCCTCGTTCAATGCGCCGGCGAG